AAAGTTAAAATCTTTACCACTTTAAAGTGCTAAAGCGCGCCGAAATTTCCCCCAATATTTCATTTATTTTTGTGCACAATGCCGAACGTGCCAAAATCGGTTCCGGGACTTTACTACAGTAAAGCATACAAGAAAGCCCTGCAAGAAATGACTTGCAGGGCGGCATGTTGACGGTTAGGATTTGGTCTCAGTGATGTTTTCGACAGATATGAACAAGTCTGCGTCGACCATTTTTAATTCTTGTAGTGTAATCGGTTCGCCGGGTTTTAATTTTTGTGACGTAGAGAGCGACGGAAAAATTTCGAGCAAGGCGGCGGGGCCGATGGGTCTTAGATAGTACCCGGGGTCTATTGTAGTGTCCGTATAGATGACACCATCGCTTTTGTTTATGCGATATGTGTACGGGTGCCCCTCTTGTTTCGTTCCGTAGCGGTCGCACAGATTAAGTAGCGTCCTATCCTGAAAAAACTTGGACGTCGGGATTAAAAAAGCAATAGACGAGCCGTTAAATGTGCCACTAGGCAGGTAATAATCCGAGGCAGTATGCATATTCAGGAAAATAGGGAAAACCTCACCCCGTTTTGCGTTGGTGACAAACTCGCTTACGTCAGGAATAGAGCCGCTCACATCTGTCACCGCCTGCGCAATGGTCTGGCCGGGGTGCTGTGCATCCCAGTCACCAATGCTGATAGTCGCCTTATCAGCAGCGGCCTTTGCTGCGTCAATTTTAGCATCCTGCGCCTGCTGCCCTTTATTGTAAACAGAGGTAGTTACGAAATTCGAGACATTCGGAATCTCAGATTTCAGTGCATACTCCCCCTTGGGCTGGTACGTCTCTTCTGCCTCAGTCTTGGACAGCAACTCCGACACATCCGGAATTTCGCCCTTGTCTGCCTTGCCTGCCAGAGCAGCAGTGTTTGCGTCAATTTTGGCATCCTGCGCCTGCTGCCCTTCATTGTAAACAGAGGTAGTTACGAAATTCGAGACATTCGGAATCTCAGATTTCAGTGCATACTCACCCTTGGGCTGGTACGTCTCTTCTGCCTCAGTCTTGGACAGCAACCCCGACACATCCGGAATTTCGCTCTTATCCGCTTTATCCGCTTCCAGACGGGCAATGTCTCCCGCGTGCTCTTCCAGCTCCGTTTCCTGCGACGTCACACACTGGCTGATAGTCTGGCCCGGGTGGTCAGTCTCCCAGTCACCGATATTGGAGTTTGCTTTATCGGCGTCGGCCTGTGCCGTGTCAACTTCCGTTTTCAGGGCAAGGTCAGCGCAAGTTTTCCACCCATATTCTGCATGGCTGCTGGTGGGGTTGCAAAGAAATGTGGAAGTGTGAGTAATCGGCAAATCAATAGTGACCAAGGTTGGCGTGCTGATTCTTCCGTTAGTTTTATCAACATACTTTACATTCAGGTTATCCGCTGCCTGAAAAGTCGTCTGGTCAACCTTATGGTTAGCCAAATCTCGCACTTCTTCCACGTCCGCTGCGATGGCGTCACAGCGTCCGTTCAGAGCAGTATCACCGTTAGCGCGGGCCGTCTGCTCTTTCGTCATCTCCTGTGCAATGGTCGTATCAGGGAACGTCTCATCCCAGTCCGACGCATTGCTTTCAAGGTCTGTCAGCCGCTGGGCGTGTTTGGCGATTTCAGCGGCGTTGTCCTGAATGTTTTTAGCGTTCGCCGAAATGTTGGTGTTCTGAATGACCTGTTCGGCCTTGATGGCGTCGATATCGGTCGTGTTGGTGGTGATACGGTTACTCAGCGCGGTATCTGCTTCCGCGCGGGCCTGCGCTTCTGCGGCGTCTGCCGCCTTATAGGCCGCGTCAAGTTCAGAAACGGCCTGCTTGCGGTCGGCGGTCTCCTGCGCAATGGCATCGGCGTTTGCCTGCTCTGCGGTCTTTGCGCGGTCGATTTCGGCGTTCAGACTGGCGGTCAGGTCAGCAACGTTAGACTCAACAGCATCCAGACGCTCGCCCCATGCCGCCATATCCTTTTCCCACTGAATAACCTTCTCGTTCCAACCGTTGATAAGTTCGGTAAAGCGCTCGTTGTCTTTCTGGAACTGCTCAACCAGCCGAGACAGGTCTGTGACGGTCTTTTTCAGGTCTGCGAACTGATAGTTGTAGTCGGACGTTTTGACCCAGTATTTCGTCTGTCCTTCCGGGTACGGGGGCAGCTGTGCGCCTTTCGGCACATAGCACTTAGAGGTGTAGCAGTCGCCGTTATGGACGACGATAGTCAATGGTTCATACTCGCGCTCGTCGTCCCATTCCACCGGGTCGGCGAAAATCGGGACATACCGCGCACCGATATACATAGACGTGCCGCCCTTGAACGGGGGCGGGGGACACGGATGCGGGTGCGGCGGGCATCCGTGCGGATGGCAGCAGTCACCGCCCGGCGCGTGAGGTGCGCACGAAATGGGGAAATCATTGCAATTGCAGTTTGCCATAATGAATTGCTCCTTTCTCAGTAGTAAACGACAAGATGCCCGTACCCCGGTTTATCGGGGTCAAGCAGGGTGTCAAAGTGCAGAAACTCCCAGCTTGCAGGGATATAGGCGACAAAGTGCCCGTCATCGTCAAGGCCAAAGAACACAAATCGAACCATCTGATAAATGATATCGGTCATGTTGGTGTTGACCCACTCGATAAACGTATCTTTGGTGAAGTCGCCCGCTTTCAGCTTTGCAAAAAGCTGGCACGTTGCTTCTTTCAGCTGAGCGGTCAGGGCGTCCAGACCGTCAAGACGGGAATCCTGCCCGATGTCATGCAGCCGCAAGGTTTCCGTGTTGTTCAATGCCTGCTTGAGCTGGTTCACCAGCCAATACAGGTCATACTGGTAGTGGTCGCCGGGTGCTGCATACGGGGGCGACGTCTGGAAGATAAACGGGGTGCTGATATCGGGATTTTTCGTTTCGTCAGCCATAAAGCTTCTCCTTTCATAAAATCCCCCGCTTGCGCGGGGGTCGGTCAGTTAGTGTTTGCCATTCAGCTGCGCCAGCAGCGCGTCGGCCTTGAGAGCGTTAGGGGTGAAAGAGTTATTCTTCCACCATGCAATCAGGGCTGCAACGATGGTGAAACCAGCCGTCACCAGCTGTTCCAGAGTCTCCGATTCGATGGGCAGGGGACTCTTGCCGCATGCGCTGAGAATCTGGTTGACGATAGCCAGAACCAGAACAAGGGTACGCGCGATAGTGCCTGCAGAAATGTGAAGTTCGTTCATAATTATTCTCCTTTCAGGTGTGTATGCTCTAAATCATCTATTCGATGATTTGCGACTTTGATTTGCTCTTCAATGACGGGGATTTTTTCAGCAAAGGAATTGTGTTTGCGGACTTCCCGGGTAAGCTCTTCAATCTTTACGTCTGTGACGGCTTGCGATTTGCTGTTGGCAATCAGGACGCCCGCAAGAGTAACGATACCTGTAATAATGGCGGCAACAATCGTTTCCACAGTATCACCGCCTTAATACACATCCAAACAGAACTTTGCATGATAGTCGTTGGCGATTGCCATGTACACGTTGAACAGAACCGTTTCGCGCTCTGCGTCAATCATCTGTTGGGTGGTAGTGACGCCAATGTTACCTTGTTTAATCCAGCCATGGTTATACATGTCGGTGACTTTCTCTTTACCCACCTCTTTAGCATTTTCGTGCCGGATATCGTGAGCCTTTGTTTTCGTGTCGGTCGTGCCTTTGGTCGTGCCGTCCGTCTGGCTCCCGGTGGTCTGGTCCTCACGCCCGTGGGTCTCTGTGTCAGACGTTCCGGTTGTTACAGTGGTCGAATTCGCGACGGTGGAAGATGTGCCGGCGAAATCGGTTGTCTCTTTATGCTCCCCGTTTTCGGTGCTGTTAAAAGTCTCTTCTGCCACGGTGTGGGTTTGGTCATCGGGCTGGTAGTCCGGCGCATTTTCAGGGGAAATATCACGGGTCACGGTCTGGTCAAGGTTCTTTGTGCTTTCCGTGGTCTTTTTGTCCGTGCCTGCGACGTCCGTCTTGTTGGCGGTCGTGGTGGTGCTGGTATCATCAGTCACCGACTTACCCTCAGTCGCCGTGTGCCCTGTTCCTGCTGTTACGTCGTGCAGCTCCGTGCTGCCGGTCTCGTGATAGTCTCCGGTCGTCACCTGTCCCACGGTCTGCCCGCTCTTTCCACGATTGATGGCGGTTCTGTCCTGCGTGGTATCGCGGTCAGTGGTTCGGACGTCGGTTGTTCTTTCCTGCACATCCGTGTTCCAGATGGGGTTGTACTTGAGTTGTGTAGTGCTATAGAGTTTTTCCCAGATGGGCATACTTTCCTGCACCCAATACCGGATAGCGTCAACCATCCAATAGGGGTCAGGCCGGTAAAGAGGGGCAAGCCCGTGCTCCCGCATGATGATATGAATAGCAAGTTCTCTATCCATGCCCACGGGAACTTTGAAATCACGGAAGAGACCCTCCGGGATATTGCACAGGAGCTTGCACGCACGGTCTATGGCATCACTGTTTTGGTTCGTGCTGTTCTGGTTCGTCATGCTCGCCCAGTACATCGGCATTATCTGCACCCCCCTCTCTCAGCTCTGGCGGTTCGTTGATTTCGATGCGGATATTGGTTCCATACATATCATTGCACACTTTCACCGATTCGTCAAGAGAAATCTTCCAGACTTCCCGGCGATTGTATGTTTCAGCGTCCGCGCTGGCGCTCTCGTTTGTCACAAGCCGTTCTTTCTTATCGGGCTGCACCCTAATTCCCAGTTCCCTGTAAAAGTCCTGCAGCGTCTTGCGTCTCAGGTCGTACAGGTCAGGCAGGATAAAGTTTTTCGACAAATCACGGTCGAACTGCATGATAGGCAGCTGATACTGTGCGTCGGCCTTGTTCATGACAGGTTTTTGCAGCTGCCCGTTTACCACAATGGCGGGTTTGCCGTTTTCCAGTTGCTCGAAAATGGTTTCCAGCGTGCGACGGTCTTTGTCGTCTTTGGCGATTGCAGCATAGGCGAAACGACTGTTTACAACCGCCTGCCGGATGGAGACTTCCAACTGTTGCATTTCAACGGAATATTTCTCGATGATATCCCAAACCCCGCGATAATCGGGGGTCAGCTTGATAACAGCGCATTCTGTGCCGATTTCAAGCGGTCTGTCAAACTGGAAAAAGGGGGTCTGTACCATCATGCCGCGCGGCTGGAACTGCAGACCGAAACCCGTAGGCGCACCCGGCTGCACCACAAGGCCATATGTTTTAGAGTTGAACACAACGGCATAGCCCATGCGCAACAGTTGATAAAGAAACGCGTCATAGTCCCAGCCGATTTGTCCGGGGCCGGCTTCCGGCAGACCATGGATTTTATAAAGTGCCCGCATACGCTGGAAAAACGAACGCTCCCAATAGTTGAGTACGTCCGTACTCAGAGACGGGGGACGAAAACCGCCGCATGCCTGTGTGTCATAGTTCCCTTGATAGCACTGATACATACATTTCATCTCACTTTCTCGCCGCTAAGGCGGCGTCGTTCGATCGTGTCTAAGGTGTCCCTTGGGCGGCGGTCAGCATGCCGCCCACCCTACGGGACGGGTGCGCTAAAACGTGCCGCTGGCACGTTTCTTAACGCTTCACCTTCCTTATTCAATGAATACACCACCGTCCATAGCGGCGTTAATATACGCGGTTTCGGCGCTTGTTGCCATAGGTGCGGCAACGGAAAATCCGCGCGTTTTACAATACCCAGCTGCAGGGGTCGCAACCCGCATAACGGGATAACCGTACAAACTTTGATATCCGGAATCGTCAATGGGTGGATAGTACAATAAAGTCAACTGCGCTTCCGTCGGGAGCAGTGTCTGGCTTGCACCTGTGGTCATTCCGACGCATTGATTGATAGGTTGGATGCTCTGCTTGACGCCCTCTGCACCAGAAGTCAGACCGGCAACCGCTCCAAACGGCCCCATTGCCGCGCCAACGCCCCCACCAAACTGTAGAGCGGAACCGACGGCAGCAATAGAGCCGGAAACCGCTTTAACAGGGTCAATGTTGGATGTGCCGATACCGTATACACTGGAAACGTTCGTGGAACCAACATAACAGCAATAGTTTCCAGCGGTTACTTTAATCGAAACACTGCCGTCTAAATAGGTCATGCACCAGTCAACACCAACCGTTGCGGCGTTGTTACACTGGTCAACGGGAATACCTACAACGCCAACCATAGGAATATATAGTTGAATTTGACAGTTCAACCGTTTCCAGTCAGCGGCGGGCCATGGTATCGCAATATCCGTATGCACAGAAAGATTATCGTCTTTCGTGACAACTCGACCAAACACACCCGTGTTGAACTGCCCCAGCGTTATTTCCTTACCGCGTCCGGCTCCCCCCGGTGCTATGGGTAACCAGATACAAGAGCGAATGCAACTTGTTGCGGTATCACCAAATACTAACTTGTTCATAAACTCAGGCAGAGCCAGCTCCCACCGGACAAATGCTTTTGTAGTTGCTTCCCACGTCGTAGAAACGGCAGTCAATAAAGTTTCCAGTTGCGTATGGTCTATCTTGTAAGATAACAGGCCGTTTTTACCAACGGCAGACAAAATATAAATACCGTTAGTATCACCCAATTTACCATCCGTAATATCTGCAGTGATAGTTGCAACAGTGGGTTTCATTGCAACCGCCTGCCGGGAATCCTGCAAACGATACTGTGCACCGCTGGCATCGCTGTTAAAGCCGTACTCAATAAACGCTTTTGTTTTCTTGATATCGTCCGCGAACGTCGCCAATACATCAATCGTGCAAGAAAATTGCCAGTTGTTGGCGTTCAACGCTGTAATGTCTTCTATCCAGTAATAAGCGTGGGTTTCTTCAATGTAACAATAGTTGTACTGCGGGGAAATGTTCAGACTGTTCAACCGCACATAAAATACGGGGGTTTCCATGCTGCAGGCCCGTTTCATATAAAATGGAAATTCGTCCGGCAGCGCGGTTAACTCAATGCGCTTTGTGCTGTTGATTCGCTTAGACACCTTGCCCAGATGTGCATGATATCCGTGTTCAATACCCTCGTTATGGTCTGCCATATAATAACCTCACTTTCCTTTAAAATAAAAACAGGGGCGGCGGTGCGCCGCCCCTGTACATTCAGTTTGTCGGGGTTATAATAGAACCTTTTACGGTTCGTCGGACATGAACATCAGGACGGCGTTTTGCGTCGGGTTCTGCGTGTAGTTCATCTTCCAATGATGCTCAGTGTTGTAGTATTCACCGGTAATGTTAAACGGCGTGGTGTACACGCTATCCTGATAATAGGTCGTTGCCATGGCCTTGCGGTCGTACAGCAGGCCCACGACATAGGACAGAGCAACCGCGCCGCCCGTCACCTGTTTGCCGGTGTTCACGTCGAACTGCGACGGGATGCAGGAAATGGCGGGTTTGTCGTTGATGTTCTGCCAGAAATCGACGCCCTCATAGTTGCCGAAACTCAGATAGCCGGGGCCAAAGATGGCAGGATAGACCCAGCTCCGCGCGTCGTTGATAAGGGGCTGATACAGCAGCAGCTTCTGCTCACTTTTCGGGGTGTCCCGTAGCAGATGCAGGGTGTTCCCGCCGTCGTCGGTACACACGGGGGTCTGGTGATACAGCGTGCTGCTGTTCTCCATCAGGCTGCTGGTCGTTTCCAGCCACGACACAAAGAACGACAGGAACTCCTGCAGATGGGTGGTCAGCAGCTCTTTGGTGGTGTAGGTCGTACCGCGTTCCGCGTTGAAAGCCTTTGTCAGGTTCACATGACATTCAGGGCGGTCAGAGTTGTACAACGCACCCATGAAATTGATGACCTGTGCCCTGTTCTCTGCGGTTTTCCAGCGGGCAATGTCGTTTGCGATTTCGGTAGTCATGGCGGCAAGAAATGCGCTGAACTCGCTTTCATTGGTGAATGCGGTCTTGAGCTGGTTCCGGAACGTGGTGTAACGCTGGTTCAGAACCTTCTGCCCACCGTAGAACATCTCAAGCGGATAGCGTTTCTTGATTTTGTACATATCCACGCTGTTACCGTCCACCAGAATATCGTTGTTCTGCGCGGTGTTGATAAACTTAGACTCGTCGAAATCACCAGAGAAGAAAGCGATTTCGCGGACGAACAGGCCCCATTCCTGCCGGTCGGTCTCGATGCGGGTAAACCGGCCCGCATAGGAGCGGCTGGAAATGACCGTGCGCGCAATCATATTAGAAAGCGCCTGCAGGGTTCCTTCCATGCTCTGGTCAAGACACATCTGTCCAACCTGAATGAAACTCGCCGTGTTGACGGCCTGAATGGTTGCAGTCTGTCCGGTCACTTCCTTAACCAGCGCGTTGGCAATGGTATAGATATCGGTCGGACGGAACACGCTCATGCCTTTCAGTTCAGGCATGTTAGTGCGGGATTTTGCCATTGGTTAGCTCCTTTCTGCCGTCACTTCACGGCGTTAAAGTCGGGACTTGCAGGCGCTTCAGCAGGCTGCACCAGCCCCAGAATGATATCTTCCACGCTGGTAACGGGGGCAGGATCGCCCACCGTGCCAGCGGTCGGAACGCTCTTAGCGTTGATGGCGGCGGTCAGGTCAGCAATCTGCTGTGCCATTGCCGCCATGGAATCCGGGGCAACGGGCTGCTGTGCTGCAGGAGCGGCAGCGGGGGCCGCGCTCTGTGCCGGGGCCGTGATGGGCTGGCCCTGCTGTGCGCGTTCCAAAGAAAGCATCTGCTGCACCTGCTGTGCCGTGAAACCCATTTTGCCCAAAGCCAGAATATCGTTGATGGTCATAAAAGCATCTCACTTTCTCCGCGCTAAGGCGCGGTCGTTCGATGGACATTAGCGGTATTTCTTGCGCCGCGTCCATCATGCGGCGCACCGCTTTCAGCGGACAAAGCGCCTGAAACGCCATAACATGGCGTTTCACCCTATCGGGTCGGCGTCATCCTTTCCACCGGCTCGAACCGGTTCTTACATCGACGTGTGTGAAAGTCTTGTAAATGCCAACGCCACCGCTGTTCCCTAAAAAGATTTCAGCGATTGCGGCGACTTCTGCGGGGGTCTTTGTGCGGACAGGCTGGCGGTGTTTGTCGTAATGGCCCACCCAGATATCAGCCGCCAGCCCATAAAGATGCTTGCTGTGAGGTGCGCTGCCTTTCTGCTGGCTGTTCCAACTGGCGGTGCGGAACCCGCTGTTGATGTGCACGGCGTCGCCGCACACCTTGCGGATGTTTTCCAGCAGTTCCACAAGACGGGAATCAACTGCCACAAAGTCCTGCCCATCCTTGCACTGAAACTCTGAAAGCCTGAAATGCTCAGACAGCCGGATATTGCCGTCAACACTCATGTAATATACCTTTACCATGGATTCACCCCCTTTCTGTTCCAATGCCTATGACACGATGTGCGCACATACGCCCGCGACCCGGTTTAATTAGCGGGGGTCATAGGCATTGGAACGCGGGGGCATGGAAAAGGAAAAGCCAGCCGCGCACCCTTCCGGGGTGTTCCTTTTGTGCGGCTCCCCCGCTCCTTAATCATACACCCTTCAATCTTTAATGTCAAGATAGTTTCGGGTCTTGAGCAGCGCGGGGACAGACGAAAAGTCAACTTGCCCTAAGCATATCATAGGCCGCAATTCAGGGTGCACGGCCTGCAGCTGCGTTGCAGCCTGCGGGCTGCTTCCGTAGTGCTCCCGACCACTGTGAGGGCTTTCACAGATGTAGTAGTGCAATTCATCCATCTGGTATGCGTACAGCCCAGCGAATGCGAACAAGGGGGACATTCCTTTTAAACTACGGGGGCGCACGTTTTCAAGGTTATTATATACGAACTGATTTTCCATTGCCATTTTGTAAAAGTCGCCTTTTCCCGCCAAGTGTTTCATCAGGGCTGTTTGCTTGCGTCGGTCGCTGATACGGTCACTGTGGGGCATTGCAATGAAAACACCCGTGTCCGTCATGCACCATTCTTTCCCGCTCCTTGACATTTTCGCCACAAGGTCAGTGCATCCCAGCTGCTCCAAAATCGGGCTTGAAATGTCAAAGGCATTTGCAAGCAGCCACATGCGCAAGGGCGGCTTTCCTTCCAGCTCTCTGTTCCCGCACACTGTCACATATGCGTTCAACAGCGCTTCACCCTCTGCCTTGCGTTTTGCAATGATTCTTTCGGGGATAAACTCATCGAAAACAAGGTCGGAAAACACGCTTCCATTAAAGCCGCGAATGCCTGCAATGGACGGCAGCGCCATGCCGACGGCACGCTTGTTGCCGATGTGCCATTTCTTGCGCCCGTCTTTGTCCTCCTCGTCCGTATATTCGATATCGCCGATGGCATAAGAAATTTTGCCAGCTTTCAGAATGCCGATATCATAACCCACGGACTGCAGAGCATTAAACGGGTTCAAGTCCGGGTCAGCGGCGACGGCCTGCAATTCGTTCACTGTGCGACGCATGTACAGAAAATACTTGTTTTCGTCAAGCATATATTTCAGCGTTCCGAACGTTTTACCAACTTGACGTTTACCTATGATGATATTGCACCAACAACCTAAAGCGGCGACAGCCGGGATATTCACCCAGCCGTCGCCGGTATACAGGTCAAGCGCAATATCTTTGTTGCGCTTGCTCATAATTTACACCTTGGTAATGCTGCCAGTCTCAAGGCAACTCAGCACAGCCTTGATAATGGCATCATTTGCACCCTTGTCCAGATAAATGCGGTAGTTATCATACCACTTGCCGTCCCGGCCCTTGGTTTGGCCTGCTGCCACAAAGTCTCCCTTGTCGCTGGAAATGGCCCTCATACTGTAGAGGTCCACACAACCAAAGCGCAAGTTGAACACCAGAACCTTGTCGGACATCTGCCGGACACGGGACACAGATGCCTCCGCTGCTCTCAGTTCTTCCACGGTCACTTTGGGTTTGACCACTTCCGGGGCTGCATCGTTCTTGCGATTGTTTACTGCGAATGCCATAATATTACTCCTTTTCTGTCTGTCAGTTTATGTTCCACATGGAACAACTTACTTTGCGGTGTGGGCTGCGATAATGCGCAACAGGTCAAGCATGGTGTCCTGCTTCTGCTCGATGGTCTGCAGATAGTAAATTACGGTAGTCTCGTTCGTCTTGACCTCTGCCAGTTCGTCAACGAAATTCTGAAAGAAATTCGTCAAGGTCTCAAGCAGTGCAGCCAGCTTGTTGATATCCTGCATAAATTCACCCCCTTTCAGAACATCCAGCGAATAAGGAACTGCAGCCCTGCAGGGGTTGCACGCTCCGGAAAAAGCGCCGTAGGTGCTTCCGGAAAGATATCAGCGATGTGGTGATTGTATGCCTGCAAGTAAACATACAGGTCCGCAAGAGACCTTTCACCGAATGCGTGCGGGTCATATGTGGGGGCGAACGGGAAAGCCTGCCGTGCTGCTTCTACCAGCGCTGGACGGGGCAGCGGCTGCTGCGCACCCAGATTCTGCACCGCGTTCGTCAGCTGGCCTGCAGGGTCAAACACAAGCCCGATGACGTTCCCCGCGATATCTTCCCAGATTTCAACCTTTGTGATACTTGCCATGTTGTTTTCCTTTCTGTCTGTTATAATGAACCCCAGCTTGCGCGGGGGTATCGGCTTATACTATTTTCACCTTTCTGTGATTATATAATACCACATTCCCCATCTTGATGTGTTAACAAACTATGAACAATTTGTGAAAACTAGTTACACGTTAACACTGCTAACGCAAGACAATTAGCACCACCAACAAACAGGCATTTACATACCCACCACCCCGGAACAACAAAACATATCGCCAAACATACCGCATTGAGAACGCATAACACACCACAACATAGCATAATATCACAAAATTTCATATTGATACCTCACACTCCATAAGTAAAGAACGCTCGTCCGATACCCTATATTCGCGGTCTGTCATGACGACCCACGACGCGGAAACGGTGGGCTTTGCAAAGTCGGTTCGGGTGCGTATCGGTTCATCATGGTATGCCAGACATTGACCGCCTGCGGGGGATATCAACAGCCCATCCCGCAAGTTGTCAATGCTGCCATCAAGAGCCTTTACGCCTGCTTTCTTGTTGACTCCTGCAATGGTGCTTTCTATCGTCCCGTCTGCATCGACACAAGCATAGCATTTTGCATGCAGGAACCGGAAAGCCTGCATTCCGTACCGGTCATGCGGGTGTTCGTCCTCTGCGACACCAATATAGACTTTACTGCCGTCTTTCTTTTCAACTACACAATCACGCTGCACGCATTGCGCACGAATGACGGCGTTGTAGTCGTCAATGGCTGGTTGCTTTTCATCCTCAAACTTGCAAGAATCGGTGTCCCAATAAATGACCCGTTCCCAGCCAACGCGTTTCAGCATATCCCACAGCTTGAGACGGGAAAGTGAAGCAGTCCACAGACCCCACAAGAAAGGAAATTTCTTTTCTTGTGATTTCTGAATTTCGGCATCGTCTTTACTCTGCAAGTTCATTATCCAGCTTTTGTGCGTGCACTCCAACGTGTCAGGGTCGCACCCGTATTCATCACGCACCGTTTTCTGTGCACATGCACCGAAAATAGTATTGACACAGATTTTTGAGAAAGCATATTCGGGAGAACCTTTCATAGTCTCTTTGATTTTAAACTTATCAAAGATAGCCATGCGGAAAGAATCGGGCAAGTAGTCCAGGCGAAACGCCACACTTTCAGCTGCAACTATTTTATCATAGGTATACCCATCAACAAACCGCTGGTAGTCGTTTGAATCACAATACCAAAAAAGAGCATCGGCCCCCAGCACACGCCCGTTGTCCAGTTCATCAAGGCCCGATACGTCGGGGCATTTGCTGAACGAAATACAGGGGTCAGGGCATTCAGGCTTGCACCGGGGATTGATGATGCAAAGTTTCGCTATCCAGCCATACCCGGCCTTGATAATTTTCTGCAAATCCTCTTCCGGCAAATCAGCGGGCAGCGTTACAGGCGCACCAGATGGAAATTTCCATAGCAGTTGCTGCGACGGGTGCGCACTCTTGAAGTCGTAGGAGTTACAATTGATATAGGTGAGACCGGCCCGCCAGCGCGTGCCGTGGGTGTCGCCACCCGCCATACAGTGATATGCAAGCGCCATCTGTTCACGGTCAAGCTGCAGCGCTTTAATGGCTGCCATGCATCGCCGGTCGGGCATTATTTCTTTTCGCACAGCTTCAATGACCATGCCTGTATTAGTATATGGTACAGTCGCCTGATTATAGCCGTGTTCGGCTTTCAGACGTTCAATTGCTTCATACAGACCCAACACATCATTGACGCAATACGCAAATTCTGTATCTGTCAGCGGCGTATCAGGAGTACGATATACCGTATAATCAAGGTCACCTGCAAGTTTTGCATGCGTGCAACCTTCTGTTGCTCTGGCAAGGCTCTTTTGGAACAGCTTGAAACTGTCCCGAAACTCTATACCGTTATCAAAGCGCAAATACAAGGGCTTGCGGCTTTTCGTATACAAGCTATCAGCCAGACCCCATCGGGCCGTTAGCAGCTGCATAATATACTGATGCTCATAACCCAGATTATGCACATACAGAACAAACCGGTTCTTCTCATTAACGCCCCATTTATCCACCAGAGTTTCCAGCATTTCTGCCCAGTCCTCAAAATACCGGGGAACAATGACCACACCACCAATACAGGTTTGCCAGCTATAGGCGAAACCGTCGGTATCTGTGTTCGTGGTTTCAATGTCAAATGTTGCTGTTATGTCAAGATAACTGGCCATATATTTGCGCCCTTTGGTACGCTTGACTTTTTGCGGACACACAAGGCGCGGCAAATATTCGGCTAGACATTCGCTAACACGCACGCCCTGCGATTCTCTCATTTATGTTATTCTCCTTATATAGTCTAGCAGCGCTTGACCTTTTGTCATTTGGTCGTCCCGGTCTGCCGTTATAATATCTTCCAGCACGTCCGAATTATTGCCGGTAATGGCATCATAAATTTTATCACTGTCGAAAAGTTTTTCTGCAGCTTTGGTGAAAAACTTCTGAACCGCCATATCCCATTGTTCTTGAGTTCCTTTGAAACCCCGCTGCACGGCGGTCTGATAGCGTGCATCTCTGATAGCTCGCACGCCGGTGACGGTGCTGCTTTTCATCGTCATAAATTCGCGCAACTGCAAATATTGTTGCTTTAACGTCGTTCTTGCAGCGATCTCTTTTGGCCGCTCATTAAAGCGGGGCCTGATTTTGCCCGGCATTTGACTTTCTGCGTACTTGTATGCACCAGTCTTTGCAGTGTTAATAACGTCGCTTTTTTCCAGAGTGCGCAAACGTTGGTTTGCCGCTTTTGCGGCCTTGCGTATGACCTTCACAAGCTCCGCGTTTGTCAGCTGGTTCGGGTCTGTAGCATTGGGGCTGTAATAGGCCCATGTTTGCGGGGCGTATTTCGGAAGATGCTTAGCGCTTCTTGCCATGATTGCTATGTCTCCTTTCAAAGTCTCTATCCGCCAACCAATAACCGATTGCCTGCAGCAGTAAATTTAAAGGAATCGCCACAACTATAGAAAACAGCAAACAAAGGCATCCGTAAAGAAGCATCAAAACAATGTCGTGCACGATTGCGATATTCATTACTTAAACACCTCAATTCTAAACCCGTCCATTGTTTCCGTCAATACGCAATCTGCAACCCCCAAAAGACATATACGGATACAATCATAAAACTTGCGGATTTCACGGGGGTCTACATACACACAGCTCCCCGCGCTCCACAAACCTTTATCACTATGATAAACGTACATGTGGCATACTTTAAATGCCGCCTTATTTCTTGTGGTCATACTTCTTATATCTCCCTTCCTGATGCTGCCGACGTCTCAACTCATTGCGGTATTCAACAGAGCCCTTGTCTGTCGCATACGCGGTCAAAATATCGTGCTTTTCATCGTATCGAGCCGAACGGATTTTAATGTTCTGCCCGATATCGCCCAAATGACTAAAATAATCGTTCATGATTTCACCACCGCCCCACAGCACACGGCAGCGGGTCAGGTGGTCGGACGCGCCCAAAGTAAACTTGTGATAGTCTTTCAGTGTCATACTATTTTCACCTCTTCTATGTCACCGGTTTTGATATTGCGGCGCTTGTAACCGACGCGCCAACCAAAGCCGTTATACGATTTAAGAAACATCCAATATTCATGGCGTCCGTATATTACATGTTTTTCTTCAGTCAAGAATCGAATGTACTCGACTGGCAGTTTAATTATTTTCATCATGTACACGCTCCTTTCTACTGATATTATACCACAGTACGGGTGCCCATGTGTTAACAATCTATGAACATTTACATCACTGCTTTACTGTCCTAAAGTAAGCGCTTTACTGTAGTAAAGTCCCGGAACCGATTTTGGCACGTTCGGCATTGTGCACAAAAATAAATGAAATATTGGGGGAAATTTCGGCGCGCTTTAGCACTTTAAAG